ACATTGCATCTTCCATCAACATTAATTGTTTAAATACTTTACGAGATGGTTCTAAATAAGATCTACCATAAGGAAGATAATTAGAATCTGTAAGTAATCTAAAATGGGCAACTTCATAATTTTCTAATGTAAATTGATCTCGTCTAATTGTGTTAGTTGCTCCACTAGCTAAACCATTTGGATCCATTGTAAAACGAGTATAAGATGGGTTGTCAGGATCTGTTCCTTCTTCTCTTACTACTTCATATACAGATAAAGGTATAACATTATAAACACCAAATTTTTCAGATACTTCCATTTTTAAATAAAAGTCTCCATATTTACACATATTTCTAACCCATGTAGCTAAATTAAATTCTATATTTAAAACATCATAAAATAAATTATGTAATACTTTTCTAACATTTTCATCTGAAGAATTTACTTTTAAAACATCCCCGTATTCGTTTCTTGTAGTTGTTTCATCACTTATAATATCTAAAGCTGATGCAATAATAGGATCATGATCCATAGCTTCATAATCACTATAAAGCTGTAGTCGCATTGACTGATAATTTAACGTAGGGTTATATTGTAGGGAAGATCCTACAGGTTTATGCATACGAGTAAATCTATCGTAAAGTGAATTTGTAGCTAGGTTTCCATATTTTTGGATCCTACCTGTGTCCATGATTTTAAGTTGTTTTCCTCCAACGTTACGAATAATAACGTCATTTGAAAATAACCGTTTTAATCTTGTGAAAATACTAATGTCTGCCATCTTGTTGTTTTTTAATACATATTAAAGAAGCCAAGTTAAATCCTGTTCTCCTTGTTCTCCTAAATCTTGTGTCCAACCCGTGTTTTTCTTACCCATACCTCCTGTATAAATACCTGGAGTAGTTTCTCGTTGCCAATTTGATACTGTAGCTCTTGTCATATCTAATCCTTGTTGGGCAAATTTAAGTGCTGTGTCTCTTACATAACATGCTGTTGCTAAAGACATTACTAAATCATCATTATATCCGATTTGGGCTTCTGGTTTTCCATTTAACCATATAAAAGTTTTCATTTCTTCTAATGTTCTTTTTCCTTGAATAGTAATTGCTTTATCTTTTAAGTATGCATCTAATTTTCCTATTACTAATGGTCTTGTTTTCATTGACATTGTAAAACCAGGAACCATTTTAGTTGTGTCTGTTATATCATATCCTTTAGCTAAAAATGCATCTGCATTTGTTGCTGCTTCCCCTTTAGGTGAATAATATAAATTATTATAACCTTTATCTATTACTACTTGAATAGTATTCCATCCTATATTAGCATTTTCAATTACTAATAAAGCATTATTATATTCAGTTGCCATTGCAACTAACATATGACCAAATTCTTTAGTACCAATTTGACCTTTAAATTCACCAATTTGTTTAGATTCTTCTATATCAATAATATGAAAAGCAGAATAATCTTTACTATCACCTCTAGCTACATCGGCTGTTATTATATATTTTCTTGTATAATCTGGATATTCCCAAATGTGTAATCCTCCTTCTATACCTCTTTTTTCTAAAGGAGCACATATATTAGTTTCTTCAATAAATTTCATAAGTTCATTTTCAAAAACTGTGTGTCCTGATGTTGTAAAATCACAATCACATTCTTGTGCAGCCATTCTTAAACCTAATTCATCATCTTGTTTATCTCTCCATGCTTGGTTTCTTTCTGGGTGTACTGACCAGTGTAATTTAATAGGGATAAATCCGTTAGTTCCTTCTTCTGCTTTAGTCCACATTTTATGAAAGAAATTACCTGTTCCATTTGGTGTAGATAAAACGATTGCTCTACCCCCCGTTGATAATGTTTGTTGTGACGAACCCCAAATTTCATCTATTTTGTTTGTTTCAATAAAAGCAGCCTCATCAATAATCAATAAAGAAATTGCTTCTGACCTACCAGCATCACTTGCTGCAGATACTGCTTTAATTTGAGAACCATTTTTTAGACGTAATGCTAATTTATTGTTTTCTGTAAACCCAATTTGTAACCATGAAGGTAATTCATCATACATAAATTTTACCTTTGTTACTAAGTTTTTTGCTGTGTCTTGTTTTGTTGCAACTACAAGTATAGATTTATCTTTTTGAAATATCATCATCCATAATGAAATACCTGCGGATAAAGTAGAAATACCTAACTGACGAGACTTAAGAATAATACTTCTATCATGTTTTTGTAGTAATTTTAATGTAGCTTCTTGAAAGGGATAAAGATTAAATTGAACACGACCTCTTGTTGGGTGTTGAATAAAACAATATTTTTTCATAAAGTATACAGGATCCTTAGCACATTTAATATACTCTTGCTTTATTGCTTGTTTAATGTTTGGTTGTGCCATATTATATATTATACATATTGAGCTACTGCATTTTTAACTTGTTTTATACGTTCTTCTACAGTTCCTTTAATAGTAATAGTATTACTTTTATACATTTGTATAATTGTTTTTATTTTTTTATCAACTGCTGTTCTATATTCTGCGTTTGTTTCTCTAATACCATTATCTTCTATTTCTACTCCTTCAGGACTAACATAAAATAAAATATCATATTCATCTATTAAATAATATAAAGAAGCATTTAAATAAAATTTTTCATGATCTTCCATTGATTCAGATAAATCACAAAATGCCATAACATCAATAACTGTTCTATCAGTTATTATTTTTTCTTGCATTAATTCAACTGCTCTTTCAGAAGCAAAAACTAATTGTCCTTTTAATGTACTATCCATATTTAAAGGTATTCCTAAATCCATTAAATGTTTAGAACGTTCTGTTCTAAAATGATAGTCTTTAAATTCAGGTAATTCTTTTAATGCATTTACTAGTGTAGTTTTTCCTACACTCATTGTTCCACAAAATCCTATTTTCATATATTAATGTCTTGATGTTCCTTTTCCTGCTGCTGTTTTATACCATGGTAGACCTTCTTTACCTTTCATAATTTCATTCCAATCATCATAAGTAAATTCAATACCATTTAAATAATATTCTTTTTTTCTTTGTTCTACATTAGTTAAGGCAGGACCATCTTCACTATGAAGTACTGCTTTATATCCATAGTCTATAACTCGTGCTGATGTTTTAGATCCATCTTCTTCAATTTTAAATACTCTTCTTATTTTAGTTTTAGGTTTAAACCATTTTCTAATATTTTGTAATTCTTCCTCCGTTGCTTTATTTGCCATGTTTATTAATTTTATTTTGAAATTTCATAAATGATCCTTCTTTATCATTAGTTAAACCTCCTACAGTATGAATTTTATCATCTTCTTCAGACCAAGGTCCTGGTTTGTCTGCATGTTCTAAAAAATCATCTATAGCTTTACTCATTGATAATATTTGTTCTGCTACTAATGTTCCTTGAGCTCCTGACACTGTAATGCCTCTTGCTGATAATGCATCACCTACAAAATGTACGTCAGGAAACCTAGTAAGACTTAAATCTTTATAATTTACTAATGGTTCTGGTGCTAAATATTTTACTTCAGGCATATAAATCCCCCAATCTTTACCTAATGTTGGAAATATTTTTTCCATATCATGGATAAAATCTTGAATATAAATAGCATAATTTCCTATTGCTTCATATAAAGGTTCTAAATTTTCTACTACTTTAGTTTCTACATAATCCCCTTCTGTTGTTTTTGAAGGTACCCTATGACTAGGAGAATAAAATGTTCCTTTACCATCTACTTGCATTTTCTTTACTGCTTCTCTTGCCCAATTAAAAGGTTCTTCTATACCCTTAATTTCCATTAAAATACCAAAATTAGTCATACCATTTTCGTATTTTTTATCTTTTTTAGCATGACCATTATAACTAATATCACCATAAGTATGTTCAGCTGCTACGTAAGCTGCATTGTTATTTGTACAAAATGATCTTAATGATACACCTTCAGCATCAAATTTTCTGTACAATTTAAAATCATAGGCAATATCAATTAGTTTTTGAAAGTGTTTTTGTGGTGCTTCAAAACGTACACCAATTTGTACTGGTTTTGGTTCTGTAGGTAATTCGTAATCTTCAGATAAAGATTTTGCAAAATCAATTCCTGATTTACCAACACCAAAAATAAGTTTATCATAATCTTCCCATCCATCATCATACATGACTATATTTTTGTCAAAATGAATGTCTGTTACTTTAGTTTCCCATTTAAATGCTACACCTTTTTCTACCAAATAATCGTACCAGTTCTTGCCAATTTCATGTAGATAATCGGTTCCAACATGCCATACAGGGAATAATCTTAAACCAAAATAGGGTTTGATAAAATCGGGTTCTGCTTCTGGATTTGAACATTGTACTTCGTCTGGGTTTGGGTGAAAACGTTTAAAATTATCAATTACTTGATCAAATAATTCCATTGATTTTTCTTCCCCACAATATTTAGATAAATGTCCTCCTATTGAAGTGTGGTAAGTTAATTTACCATCTGACCAACCACCAGCACCTAAAAAACCTCTCATTACATCGGAGGTTGGTCTTCTATATGGATCTAAACCCATATCAATGATAGTGATTTTTCCCTTAAAATTATTGTCTACTAATTTTGTTGCTGCGTTTACGCCTGCAACTCCGGCTCCTACTATTACTACGTGCATATTTTGTTAATTTGCGGTAGCGTACAAAAAAAAGCTGTGGCTACCAAATTGGAGGCCACAGCTCTCTTAAAAATATATATAAGTCGTCCGGCTATGAATCGGACTGGGTGTTTAATTACTTTGTAGGTATTCTTTTTGGGTTAACAACTCCTACTGGGTTTGTTATTTTATTAACTTTTCA